CTGGTAATATTGCACTTGCACCAGCCTTTGCTACATCGCCAGCATATCTTAAACCGCTACCTGCCACATTTGCTATTGCATCACTCACCAAGCCTAAATTAGCGCCTACAACTTGCAAGGGCTTAGAAATAGCATATTCATTTGTTGGCTGTGCGGCTTCCGCTTGGGCAACTTGAGCCTTGCGTTTCTCAAAATCAGCTTGCATACGAGCTTGAAAACCAGTTGCAGGCTCAGCCTGTTCTTGTTGAGCTGGCTTATAATTAGCTTTTGCATAGCCAATAATATCCGCTTGGCTAGCACCTTCTGGGTGATTAACCTTAATAATATTGCCGTCTGGTGATTTTACTTGCGTTATTGGCATTATTCAACAATCCCCCAACCATCATTTGCTTGATTATTATTAGTTGGAGTTTTGGGCAACTCTCTGCGAATATATGCCGCACCTGCACCACGCTCAATACCTAATAACTGAGTTTCTCTATTTTTTGCTTTTTGTGCTAGCGTAGCTTCCGAATCCCCAGATTGTGGGAAATATTGGACTCTTGCATTGGCAAATTCTTCTGGTGAAATAACTGCGCCAGATTCTCTACGCAACACAGCATTAATAAAATCCCTTTGCGCTTGTTCGCCGCTTTGGTATTCGTCAGAAACCAAATAGTTTCCAACTAAAGGAATACCAGCCTTAAATCGTTCCACAGGATTAGATAGGGCTTCTGCTATTTTTGCTTTACCCAATATAGGCTCATTCAAAACCAACCTATCAGCAAAGCCAGCAGATTTAGCTTGCGATTCATTCATATCATATTTCTTTTTGAAGTAATCAACTTGTAATTGTTGTTGCGCTTTTGGGTTTCCTGCTGCTGCATCAAACGCTTTTTCATATTCAGCGTCAAATTGATTTACATAAGTTGGAGCTTTATTTGGCATTGCATTATTCGCACCAAATTGAATATCTGAGCTGGTATCAAATTCGCTTGGAATGTTGATAGCTTCATTCCCAAACTCACCTGCATCAATAGGTTGCTCAACATTTTGTGGAGCATTAAAGGTAGTTTTCTGTGTTGGTATTTGCGCTGGTGCTTGCATTGCAGGTTGTCCACCACCTAAGTTCAAACCTAATTGGCTTTGGAATGTTGGCTTTTGCATAGCATTACCAGTTACGGGGTCAAAGGTAACTCCTGCGCTTTTTGCATCAAAATACCTTGCCGCCGCAGTTTCCTCTGGTGAAAGAGGCTGCCCTAGCGCAGCTTTGAAAATAGATTGTTTGCCTAGCTTATCCACATCAAGATATTGCTCTTTTTGCAAAGATGCGGCGGCTTGCGCCATTTGAGCGTTAGCAAGTTGCTTTTTAATCTCAAAAGCCTCCTGCAATGCCTGCTGGTCAAGCACAGTCTTTTGTCTACCAAATACTCCTAAATCAACTGCCATTATGCCGCTCCATATAATCTTTGCATTTCTAATTGACGCAAATAGTTAGTTAGGAAATCATCGCCACGCCCACCTTGCAATGCGCCTGTGTTATCGTAAGTGTCGCCACCTAAAATACTACCTAAAGCACCGCTATACAAGTTACCAGTATTAGTTGCAGAATTAGCTTTAATATTGCCTATATTTTCATTTACACCAGCCATTGCTGCTGCACCTTGCAACCCTGCGCCCTGTGTTTGTAATGCACGATTAAAGGCATCTTTATAAGTGTTGTCAGCTAAGCCTTGTGAGAATTGCCCTAGCTCTTTAGCGGCGTTTCCTGAGAAATAACCACCTCTTGCAAGTTGCGCTCTATCAATAGCTTTATTGCCTTCGTTTAAATTGAATTGATAGCCTGGGTCTTGCGTTAAATCGCCAGGTGTGAAGCTAAAGTTTTGATATGGCGCAAACAATTCCCTATTCGCCGCTTGTTGCTTCAACAAAGCATCTTCTGCCTTATTGTTTGTATATGTGCCAAGCAATGAGCTTAGAATTGGTGATGAGTAATTATTTGCCATTTGAGTTGCTCCTGTATTTAATGCGCCGTCAAACGCACCTACTGTGTTAAATCCGTTAATTCCTGTGTCTACTGCGCCTTTTCCTGCACCTGCTAATGAGTCTAAATATGGCGAGTTTAAGCTATTCCCATAAGAAGAAGCTCCACCACCGCCTGCCATCGGAGCAGTTGCGATGTTATCGCTTCCTGTACTAAAACCTGCTGATTTAAGCGCATCTACACCGCTTTTATACACATCTTGTACTGCGCTGCCATTATATGCTTTGCCAATAGCATCAGAAATACCGCCATAAGCATCACCTAACGCACCTGAAGCAGAGCTAAATATATCGCTTAAACCAGTGGTTTTACCAAAGCTATCTAATGCACCGCTTGCTGATTTGCTTACATAATTACCAATATCACCCAGATTTGGAGTAATACCACCAAGTACAGCACCTTGCAATGCACCTTTTAATCCGCCACCACCTAACAAACTTGCGCCTGCGCCTGCTAATGCACCGCCTGCCGTAGCGCTTCCTAATGCAGAGCCTAGTAATGGACCACCGAAATAGCTTGCAGCAATTGGCGCAGCAATCTTAAATATCTTTTTTAGCTTCTTAAAGAAAAACTCAGGCTGTCCAGTTTCGGGGTTAATCTTAACATCACCATCACCAACTGTGAACTCATCAGGATTCATGCCCTGCGCTGCCATCTCAGCTTTAATTTCAGCAATCAATTCAGGTGAAAGCGTTGGAGGCACAATCATCTCGCCTTTAGCTACGTGAGCCAGCTCCGTATCACCATTCCGCCCTTTTGCTGCTAGTTTTGAATATCCTTCCATAATAACCCTTATATTACATTATTTTTACGTGCTTTTCTATTTAATTTTTTACTCTGCCTGTTATTGTTATTGGCGAAGTTATTGTTGTCCAAGTAGGTAAAAATGCCAGTTTAGATGCCGATGCAATAACGCCTTGTGATGTTGTGTTGCCAGTTACTACAAAACAAGGAACATCAGCGGTTACATTGAATGGCAGTGTGATGTAAGTTACACCCAATGTTGAGCTTGTGCTTGTCGCAGGAACGATTTTAACCGCCCAATCTGTCCAGCCTAAATTCTGATAATAAACGCCGCTAATTGTTGCTGCGCCTACCTCAGTTAAACCAGTTATTGCAGGTGTCCAAGTTGTACCAACATCGCCACGAGTTAATTCAGCGTAAAACTCAACCCATGCAGGTCTAGCCTTGCCGTTGTCGTCAGCTAGCTTTTCTGAAATTGGCGCATCTGAAATCTTACTCATTAAAGCTGCCTCCCGTAATAACGCATTTCACCGCATCAGTTACGCGCACTCTAAACGTGCATTGTCTATGCCTACCTAATCTCCAAAAAACTACACGAGATAAGAACTCACCAATTTTACCTAGCGCACATTCATAATATGTATAAAACGAACGCCCACCATCATTTGATAGATATAGCATCACTTTAGGATCAGCTACGCTTGAATTGCCCACGCCAGTTTCAAAGTTTACTGTTAGGTTTCTAATCAAGAACGGATTGCCATTATCAAATATATGCGTAAAAATTCTATCTCTTGCTATTTCCTCGCCATTATCTGAATAATATTGCTGGCTTTGATGATAAACCTTGCCTGAGTTTTTATCTAATCCTAGCGTTTTATTAAACGCATAAAATAGGTGATTCGTCAACGGAAGCTCATACTGCCCCAAACTATTTAGATATGCCCATTCTAGCCATAATTGCGTTGATACATCATAAACCAGTGCAGTTTCCATACCGCCGCCTGTTAAGATATAAAACGTATGCCCAGCCTCTTGATATGCCATCGCTTTGATACTTGTAATATCTGGTGCGCTTTGGATTCTTAATTCAATTGCTTCGGTTGAAATCCTTTGTGGCGAAAAACCATCAGCTTTATAAACTATACCAGCACCGTTTATATCTTTACCCACCCAATAAGCAGTATTATCAAGCTCTAAAACAGAGAACGGCGCTACTGTGCCAACTGCTAAACTTGCTGAACTATTCAACCTTTGGAATGGAAAGCTTGCAGCCCCTGTATTGCTCCAAATCTCGGTTGATGTGTCACCAAATAGCCACAACTGCCCATATACGTTTACTACACGTATCAAACTATCGGGTGAACTCTCAGCCGTTGCAAAGTCTAATGCTGCCCATGTAAGCCCATCATAAGGTGCTGAAATCTGAAATATACCGCTATTTAACGAGCGATTTACAATGAAATACCCATCAATAAACACCACAGAGTAAGCACTTGGCAAGTTAGCACTCACAACCCTTTGAAACACGTTTGTGGCATATGTCAGTATATATAAATCTGTTTGGTCGCAAATAGCTAATTGAAAGCCATTTTCTGCAATAGTTATATCGCCTGCGCTTGTTAGAAGGCTGCCACGCAGCGTGCTAGTGCCATCAGAAAACAATTCGTACACGCCAGCTCCAGAAACTGCAAATACCCTGCCATTAGCCGCTGCAAAGCCTTCCCTGCCTGCGCCTGCTCCGATAGTTGTAAATAATGAATTGCCTGGTCTTGAATATAAAGAAGCTGGCTTTTTCCCCGCTTGGTCTAAAACTGCGTATAAGTTTACGCTTCTCTCAGCGTTGAAAGGCAATGATAATTCTTGAGATGAACCGCCTATAACCCCTGCTTCCACTTAATATACCATTTTGTTAGTGTAAATATTGTAAATGCCTATATCACCAAAACTTGGTGTGATTTCATTAATCTGTAAATTGCTTGTTTTAATTCTTGCCTTACCATCCCTAGCAATAGAGATGATGCTTTCAGATAATGGCACTTGATAGCTTCCAGCCAATTCAATACACAAATTACTCACAATTGCCCGTTTATAACCAGCAGGCATTTCAATAACTGAGCTTAGAGTTAACTGCGATAAATTGTTATCTGTCCAAATAATAATCTCATATTGCCCTGTTGTTGGGATAGGCGATACGTGCAGCGTAATCAATGGATAAGTCATATCAAACCACACACCCCAATAAGGAAAGCTATTAGCTTGGTATTTAAGCGGGTTTTGCGCCCATTCCTGATTATTGAATACATATAGCTGATAATCAATCTGTTGTGATTGAGGAACGCTAGTATCACGAATAAATGCACTTTGAATGTTGTTTGGATATGCAACGTCTAAATCACCACCAACACCTATTGTGTAAGTTGCTTGATTAGATACTAGCGGCAATGTTAATGGAGTTGCGCCATAAACCATTAAGCCCTCAACTTCCCAGCTTTCTAGCATTTGGTTGAGTTTTCTCAAAGCTTGGCTTGATTGCGCTGCTGTTGGAGTTTGTCCGTCAGCAATAATGCCCATGTCTAACAAGGCATCAGTTATTAGAGTTAAAGCAGTATCTGCCATATCTACTCACTTTTTTTGTAATGCTCCAAAGACGGATTTATATATTCCACGTCTGAAACATCAAGATTGCAACGCCTGATATACTCAGCCTCAGAGAGCGCTTGACCCTCTGAGGTTGATTGTTTTTCAGCTTTTTTAAGAGCTGCCATGATTAGATAATACGATAGTTGTAAACTGATGTATCAGATGCAGTGCAAGCAACAGTAAAACCAGTACCAGGAGTAATAGTTTTAATTGCTGGAACTGCGCCAACAGTACCGCCAACAGTTTTAAGCGTAAATAAAACGCCAGAGTTTGCTGTAATTTTTGAGTTAGCAACTGTTACGGCTGTTGTTCCGTTAGCAGTAAAAGTACCGCTTGGAAGGTTGCCGTCTGGTGTGCAAAACTCATTAGCATTAATTTGTTTTGTTTCAATTTCTATAGCCATGATTTTATTCCTTGTAAGTTAGTGGGGTGAGTTTCCCCACCCCTAGATTAGTTAGCCTTGAATACGAACCGCTAGTTCTGGGTATGTTGCAGCCCAAGCATACAACACATCAAAACGTGTTCTACGTTGGTTAGATGCACCATCATAAAACTCAATCATAGAAATTGCGAGTCCTGATAGTTTATCTTTAACGATTGTTGCATCAATAACACCTTGCTTTGGAGGCAATGCCATAGGCACACAAGCGAATGTGAAAGCATTTTTATCATAAGCAAGTGATTGACGTGATGTTGATGTTGATGCACCAGATGTAACTGTAATTGCAGCATTATCAGCAGGGCTTGCAGTTACGTTCTGGAATTGACCAGAAGGTGTAATTGCAGGGCTGATTGCAATTGTTGAGTTACCTGAACCGTCAGTTGTTGTTACTGCTGTTACTACGAAGAATTGTAGTTTACCAGTTGATTGACGAGTTTGTGGGTTAACAGAGAACACGTTAGCAATTGTGAAAGTATCACCAACATTCAAAGATGTTGTTGTTACTGTCCAGCCATCTGTAATCAATGAAGCGCCTGTTTGGTTAGCACCATTAACTAGTGGAGTACCGCCGTAAGTTCCTGCTGTGTGTGATTGCACCGCTGGGTCATCATAGATTTCAAAGCCATAACCTGAACCCAAACGACCATCTGCATATGCTTTGTTAACAACGCCTTGTGGATTAAAGTATCCAGATACGGCTGTTGACAATGAAGCGTTAGCAAAAGAGTCTAGCAATACAGTTCTGTCACCAGAAGTTGAACCACCATTTGCTGTAATGTAAGCACCAGCAGTCGCCAAGATTGACGGAGTTGTCGGAGCTGTACCAGGTGTACCTACGCTGTTAGCAACTTGTTTAAACAAGTTCAAACCATCGCTTTCAATTTTAGCTGCGATAGTTGAAGCTGCTGAGTCAAGAACGCCATCAGCCATACCTGCTGCAACACCATCAAGAGATAGTTGCAAACCAGTTTGGCTAAATGATACGTCAACACCATATTGTTGAAGTGTCATTGGAGTTGATGAAATAACTGTGTTTTCAATATTCATCAATTCACCAGAACGACCAATATAACGTGGCGGCTTGTTGATGTTAATCACACCACCTTGTTTGCGTTGTGGCTCTGCGATTTCGTCTTGAAAATCACGGTTACAATTCATCACCATTGGCAATTTATTGCGAAGGATAGGAAGCATACGCTTCGCCATCATTGTATTAATTGGATAACTATTTGACATTGTTTTATTCCTAGTTAGTTGTTGATTATACTAACTAGGATAAAACCCCTAGTTAGCGCTTGTTTTTCATGTACTTAGCCTCAAACTCGTGCTGCGGCATATTCTCCAACTCTTCTTGCGTCAATCTGCTTAAATCAGGTGTTATTGATGCTTTAGAGCCTACTGGCTTAATTGGAGGAGTTGCTTGCGTTTGTCTTGGAGGTGGATTACTAGCTGCGTTTTTAATAAATGCCTCAATCGCTTTAATTGCCTTTGGAAGAGTTTCTTTTGGCAATCCACGAAGTTGAACCAAATCAGAAGGATATTGCGCTAAATGGTAAGCTATGTCTGCGCTCATATCTGATGCAAATATTGCATCTTCTATTTCAACAGCAACTAAACCAGTATTCTTTAACGCTTCAATCTTCTCATCAAAATCAGGCTTTTCAGCTTTTAATGCTTCTGCCCTTTGTTCAAAGGATTCTAACATTTTCGCTTTAGTTGCCATTGATGCTTGCTGTTCTTTTGCCGCAAACTCTTGTCTAATCTCATATTTAGCAAGGTCACGGGTATATTCCAGCACATCATCATAATCTTGAATGTTTGGCTCTTGAGAGTAATCACGCTCTTTAACAGTTGGCTTCTC